CGACGTTATTGGCGATCTGGGACAGCAAGTGAGCGTAGTTGAAACCACCGTCCACATAGGCGGCGGCGATGTTGGCGTACATCTCGCACGGCTCGTTGGGCCACTGTTCTCAGATTCGTCAAGAGTCATGAAATTGCGGATCAGCGCGAGTGACTCCGGGGTGTTGTGCAATTCGGGGCGGACATCATAGTATGAGAACACATGATTGACCACGTCGCGAATGATCGGAGTATTTCTGTCTCGCAGCCACAGATCATAACATTTTTCGATCAGTTTGTTTGCCTTAGTTGCTGGGACTCTGGGTGATTTGTGAAATTTCTTCATCGTGCGCTCAATGTCGCAGCACGAATTAACGCTGTTCCACGCGTCGAAGAATCGTCCTAGGAAGGGGACTGGCTGGCCGTATTCGATGACTTCAAGCTTCAGGTTCAAATTGAATTGCTTAGCCGCGTTCTCGATCTTTTGTGCTAATTTGATCGTGTCGACCGTGCCTGTCACAAAGCAAACGCCATCGTCACCTCCACATATGACCCGTGCATTCCAAGCTTGCTCGGGACTCATGCCATAGGCACGACAGCCGCAGTAGAAAATCATACGGTTGCGGCTTGTGTGGAGGCAGCTCGTAAAGGGATCACCAGTTAGTTGCGCATATGTGGAATAGATCTTCCAGAATTCTTCGGTCACATCGTCCTTGACGATTATCTGGTTGTTCCACACAGCTATCAGCACTTCCGTCACGACGCGCTCACATCCTGGGAACAATTTCTCCAGGAGGGGTCTGTCGTGGTAGATGCGAACGAAGATGTTGATCGTTCCGTCAAATCGCGAAAAGTCGGTGGCGAGACACGAATGCGCGTCTTGGCCATATTGGTACATCCGACTGGCGATTGTGACAGGTGAAAGAAACGCATACCACAGCATGAGCTTAGAAGCTGCTGTGATGGCATGCGAAACGGTACTTCCGATCATCTTCACGCCCTGACTGACAGCTACAATGAGCCTCGGATCCTTGTACATCTCGGTAGCGCACTCAGCCTTCTTGAATGGCTTCGTGCTGGTATCCAACCCCGCATCGGTCTCCATCGCTTCGCGGTTCTGGCGAATGCGATTTGCGCCGACTTGGCGTAGGGCTACCTCGTCGAGATCGTGCATGACTAGGTTTCCGGCTTCTTTTGCAACTTTGGTGGTGTACTCCGCAGCCCACTCTTGCCAACATTTCGTCGGCGGTTGGCAGGTCTTGCGGGCACGGATCTGGGCTGTGTAGCGGGTCTCTAAGGCTACAGCGGCATTGATAGGATGTTTCTCGGTATCAAACCCACGGTCATCGATCGGATTTGCACATTCCGTCATTGTGGTATGACCGTCAAGCGGGTGGTCCCCGTACTCGATGTTGAAGGTGTAAACATCTTTCCCGGGAGGGTTGGTTACGGTTCGTGCCCCCCCGTGGAGGGACATCTCCGTGTCCTTGAAGAACATCGCTATCTTGGCTGCTGCTGCTCGAAACTCCGAGCGCTCGCTGGCATCCGCGGTTTGGTCCACGACCCAACTCCGCACTGTGGCAGTGTTGAGTGAAACAGTGG